ATGATGATGAAGAAGCGACGACTTATAACCCTAGATCTAAAGGTGAGGAAGACTTCGTAAAACAACATCAAATTAAAGCACCAGAAAAACATCCTGTAGCACCTGAAGATCAATTCAAGGGTAATACTAAGCATGCTGGTAAACATAAAAGTCATGAAGGCGAACCTGGTGAAAGACAGGTCGTTAAAGCAAAGAAAACATTCGCTCAGTTAAGAGGTGGAACAAGCAGTAAGCGTTCAGCTGATAAAACTGGTGGCGATAAGCAAGTAGTTAAACAAGGCTCTTCAAAAGTGACTGAAGAAGTTGAGCTTGACGAAAATGTTTTAGTAAGAACAAAAATGCAAAAGATTGCAAAAAGTAATAAACCAGTTACACACAAATTTAAAAATGGTAGAACAATGTCAGTAGATCCAGACCAAGCTAAAATGTTGGTTAAAGGTTTAATGAAAGTTAAAGGTCCAAGTTTAAAAGCAATGTCAGATGATATAATGTCTAGTCCAGCCAACTTTATGAAAGCGCTAGCATTTGCAGACGGGAAAAGGTAGGATAGAAAATGGCACAAGCAACAACAAGAATTACAACTAAACCAGGTGGATATGTCGTTATAAGATCAGAGGCTTCAGGTTATCTAAACTTGAATGCTGGTACATATGCTGCAAATTCAGCTGGCGAAACAAACCAATCAATGGTTATATCTCACATTATGTGGTCTAGCTCAGGTACTGCTAGATGGACAGTAAAAAGAGGAGCCAACACAATGGCTGAGTTAAATTATTCAGGAAATTGGGATCTTCAAAGTGCCGGTATGCCATTAGAAGTTAATAGTTTTGAAAAATCTGCAAACTTAGTATTTACTAAGTCAGCTGGTAACGGTACAATAGTAATCAAACTTCATAAAACATCAGGGGAGTAAGAAATGAAACTTATATGCGAGATTAATGATGAGTCTATAGAATATATCACAGAAGCAAAAGAAGATGGTGTAAAAGACTACAAAATTAAAGGTGTTTTTATGCAAGGCGAAATCAAGAATAGAAATGGTAGAGTTTATCCTATGCAAGTTCTTGATGAGCAAGTACAAAAATACAAAGAAAGCTATATTGACAAAAATAGAGCATATGGTGAATTAGGACATCCTAGTGGACCTACAATTAATCTTGAAAGAGTTAGTCATATGATTACTGATCTTAAAAAAGAAGGTAATAATTATATTGGCGAAGCTAAGATTATGGATACACCTTATGGTAAAATAGTAAAGAATTTAATGGATGAAGGAGCTAGCCTAGGAGTTAGTTCACGAGGAATGGGATCATTGAAACAAAATGGTGGTTCCCAAGTCGTACAAAAGGATTATCATTTAGCCACTGCGGCTGATATAGTAGCGGATCCAAGTGCACCAGATGCATTTGTAGAAGGTATTATGGAAGGCAAGGAGTGGATTTGGGATAATGGGGTTTTGAGAGAAGCTCAAATTAATGAATATAAGGAAGAAATAGAGAAAAAATCTAAAACTGCTCTTGAAGCAACAAAGTTAAAGGTATTTTCTAATTTTCTTTCAAAACTTTAAAATATTATAAATAATTAGTAACTAAAGATTTAAAATCAAGGAGAAAAAATCATGTCTGAACAAGATCTTAAACAAGATCAGGAAGCAATTGAAGATAGTCAGCCTAAGGAGCTAGATGAATTCAAGGCATCAATGGGTGACCCTTCAGAAGTTCCTGAGCCAACGTCAACAAAAAAAACCGCTCCTGGTCCGAGTAAAGATCAAGGGGAAAAGACACCTGTCAAGCAAGGTTCGTCCAAAGTAGATAAAGCTAAAGAAGTTTCTACTAAAATGGGAATGATCAATGCAATGGTTAAAAAAATGTCCGGTATGAAAAAAGAAGACATTCAATCTGCATATAAAGGTATGCTTGGTGAAAACGAAGCTACTGAGCAGGAAGAAGCTCAAACTTTAACGAACAATACCACTGATTACAAAATAACTGCAAAAGATATTGACATCAAAGCTGATGTAAATGCTATGTTTGGAGATGAAGAACTCTCTGAAGAATTCAAAGAAAAAGTGACAACTATCTTTGAAACAGCAGTTGTTAAAAAAATTAATGAGCACATTGAAACATACAACAACACTGTTAACGAAACAGTAAAACAAGATAACGAATCTACTAAAGCTGAAATGTCAGAAAAATTAGACACTTATCTTGACTATGTTGTAGAGTCATGGGCTAAAGAAAACGAACTTGCTATTGAGCAAGGTTTGAAAGCTGAATTAACTGAAGACTTTATGTCTGGTCTTAAAGGTCTTTTCGAAGATCATTATATTGATATTCCAGAAGCAAAAGTTGATGTAGTTGAAGAGCTTGCAGCTAAGAACGAAGATCTACAATCACAATTAAACGCTGAAATGGAAAAAAACATAGAAGCTAAGAAAGCGATTGAAGAGAACGATCAACAAAAGATTATTGATCAAGTAACGGAAGGTCTTGCTGAAACTCAAAAAGAAAAGTTTCAAACTCTAGCTGAAGGCGTTGAGTTCAAAGATAAAGAATCGTTTCAAAAGAAACTATCAATTATTAAAGAAAGTTATTTCTCAGTCGATAATGACAAAGAAGTAGCCGATTTAGTGGGTGAAACTGATGAACCTCTTGATGAAGAGGCTAAACCTGAAGGATCAAAAAATATCGATCCTGCAATGGCGGGTTATACAGCGGCCATTACTAGGTCACTGAAAAAATAACTATATTATAAATATTATAAACTAATGAAAAGGCTGACTTTTCAAAATTTAACTTTATTAACATTTAGGGAGAAATTTAAATGTCTTATTTAACAGAAGAGCTAGTGAAAAAATGGCAGCCAGTCCTTGAACATGGGGATCTTGACCCGATTAAAGATCCACATAAGCGTCAGGTTGTTGCCACTTTACTAGAAAACCAAGAGAATGCGGCTCGCGAAGCAGCTGCAGGATCAGGCGGATATCAAAGTCCTTCACTATTAGGGGAAGCCGCTCCAGCTAACGCAATGGGAGCATCTTCATCTACTGCTAGTGCAGGTGCAGTTGACATATTCGACCCAGTACTTATTTCACTTGTAAGAAGAAGTATGCCTAACCTTATTGCTTATGACATCTGTGGTGTCCAGCCTATGACTGGTCCAACAGGTCTAATTTTCGCATTAAGATCTAGACTACAAGATCAATCAGGTGATGAAGCATTATACAACGAAGCTAATACTTCTCATTCAGCTATCGGTTCACAAGCTGCAAATACATCTAACTTCGGTGGTGTACTTGACGGTTCTGCTGGATCTGACCAAGCTGGTAATGATCCAACAGCTAGAGCATCAGGTTCTGCTTACACACTTCACCAAGGTATGTCTACAGCAACTGCTGAAGCATTAGGTGACAGTGCAGCAAATTCATTTGCTGAAATGGCTTTCTCAGTAGAGAAGGTTTCTGTAACTGCAGTATCAAGAGCTCTTAAAGCGGAATACACAATGGAATTAGCACAAGATCTTAAAGCAATCCACGGTTTGGATGCTGAAAGTGAATTAGCTAACATCCTTTCTGCTGAAATTTTAGCTGAGATCAACAGAGAAGTAGTAAGAACAATTAACTATACAGCTACAGCTGGTGCACAAACAAACACATCAAGCGCTGGTACTTTTGACTTAGACGTCGACAGTAACGGTAGATGGTCAGTTGAAAGATTCAAAGGTTTGATCTTTCAAATTGAAAGAGATGCTAACCAAGTTGCTAAGTCTACAAGAAGAGGTAAAGGTAATGTATTGATCTGTGGATCAGACGTTGCTTCAGCTCTTAACATGGCTGGTGTACTTGATTACGCTCCTGCACTTTCTGCTAATTTGAATGTTGATGATACTGGCAACACTTTTGCTGGTATGCTTAACGGAAGAATTAAAGTATATGTTGATCCTTACTTCTCAACAGCATCTGGTAAACAGTATTACACTGTTGGATATAAAGGATCGTCTGCATTTGATGCTGGACTATTCTATTGTCCATATGTACCACTACAGATGGTAAGAGCAGTTGGTGAAAACACATTCCAACCAAAAATCGGGTTTAAAACTCGTTATGGAATTGTTGCTAACCCATTTGCTACTACTAATGCTGATGGTGCGATTGCTTTCGCTAAGAAAAACATCTACTATCGTATGGCTATCATTTCAAATTTAATGTAAGCTAGTAGAAATACTTTTTAAGAAACCCAGGTTTAACCGCCTGGGTTTTTTTTTGCCTAAAAATTAGATAAATAGTATTATGAGCGCATTCGATAAACAACCAGAAAATAATAACTTTCTTTCACCACTAGGTTTTAGGTTCATTGTAGAAAAGTTGCCTAATGTAAACTTCTTTTGTCAAAGTGCATCTTTACCTTCTGTGTCATTGCAAGAAAATGAAATACAGAACCCTTTAATAAGAATACCACTACCTGGTACTAAACTGACTTATGCTCCATTGGATATTAGATTTAGAGTAGATGAAGATATGAAAAATTATCTTGAAGTATATAACTGGATGACCGGAATGGGTACACCAGAAGATTCAAAAGAATATACTGATCTCAATAAAACTGGTGGAAGTAGACCAACAGCTGGAACAGGTAAGATGGGAAATGTTATGCAAGGTGTTTTTAGTGATGGTGGTCTGGTTATATTGACAAGTGCTCAGAATGCTAATATAAGAATATCTTTCGTTGACTTATATCCAATCAACATATCTCCATTACAATTTGACGTTACAGGAACAGACGTGGCTTACATAGAAGCTGACTGTACATTCAATTATAGACAATTTACTGTTGCTTCAGTATAAATTTTATGCTATAATAGAAGTATGAAGTTAGACGAGCTACTCGAACTGTGGAAAAACGATAGTAAAGTTGATGATGTTGACTTAGATACTGAAAGTTTGAAAATACCTGAATTACATGGTAAATACTTAAAGTATCTTTATAATGCAAGGATCCAACTTAGAGCGTTGAAGATTAAGCAAAAATCTTTATATAATAAGTTGGGACAATACTACAGGGGTGACTTGAATAACCCAGATGATATTAGAGAATTAAATCGTGAACCCTGGCCAAAAGTTATATTGAAGCAAGACATACCTGAGTATGTTAGTGCTGATAAAGATATGATGTCTTTACAAACAAAGATAGCATATCAAGAAGAGCTTGTTGGTTGTTGTGAAGATATTTTAAAGAATGTTAATAACAGAGGGTTTCAAATTCGTGCAGCCATTGACTGGAGAAGACTTACACAATTCGGTGGAGGGTAATCTTGTGATTATCGAACCAGTAAACGAAGTACATGCAAAAGTCACAGCAGACAATGGAATCAAACAAGAGCTAGTAGATTTCTTTACATTTGAAGTACCAGGTGCTAAATTTATGCCAGCCTATAGGAATAGGTATTGGGATGGTAAAGTTAGATTATATAATGGTCAAACAAAATTAATCTATAAAGGTTTAATTGATTATTGTGTCAAGTTTGCACAAGATCGTGGATATAAAGTACATAAAAAGTTTGATGAAGTTAAAGAAAAGGTAGTTGAAACATATCATTTTAATTTACCAATAAAACCTAGAGACTACCAAATAAACACGTTCAGAACGTGTATAAACGCTCAGAGACGACTTGTATTGTCACCCACAGCTAGTGGTAAGAGTTTAGTAATTTATATGTTGACACAGCACTATAAACAGGATAAAGTATTAATAGTAGTACCAACAACAAGTTTAGTATATCAAATGAAAACAGATTTTGAAAGTTATAATTGTAAAGAAAGCATTCATACTATAATGAGTGGTAAAGAAAAGACAACTGATGATAGAATAGTTATTAGTACTTGGCAATCAATATACAATCAACCTAATGATTGGTTTGATCAATTTGATGTAATTATAGGTGAC